GGTAAATCTACTTTAAGCGCCAACACCACCGCTGACAGCAACACTGCTGTTGGAGCGTCGGCTCTAGATGTTAATACCACAGGTGCCAGCAACACAGCTATTGGCTCTAGTGCGATGGGATCCAACATCGACGGGCATAGCAACGCTGCTTTGGGTACAAATGCTTTGCTTCTTAACACCGCAGGTGATAGCAACACAGCTGTTGGCATAAGTGCTTTAGGTGCTAACACCACCGCTGACGACAATACCGCTGTTGGGGCTTTGGCCCTAGACGCTAACACTACTGGTACCCAGAACGTTGCCGTTGGTAAAGATGCTTTAGGTGCTAACATCACCGCTACCGGCAACACCGCTGTTGGATATGTTGCACTGCTTGCCAACACTACTGGTGCTAACAACACCGCTGTTGGAAGTCGGGCATTAGATGCTAACGTTGAGTCTAACGACAACACTGCTGTTGGATATAACTCAATGACTGCCAACACTGAAGGTCATAGCAACACCGCTGTTGGAAGTAAGGCACTAGACGCTAACACTGACGCTGACAACAACACCGCCATTGGATTTAATACACTGGGTGTCAACACTACTGGCATTAACAACACCGCTGTTGGAAGTTTGGCACTAGACAACAACACTGACGCTCCCAACAACACAGCTGTGGGTAAAGGCGCTGGAACTGCCGTCACCACTGGTCATGAAAACACTCTAATTGGTACTATATGTCATGACAACTTAACCACTGGCGACCTCAACACCGCCTTGGGTTATAACCTAGCACCTAGTGCTGTTGGCGTGGACTCTGAAATAGTAATAGGGTCAAGCACCACAGGAGGCGGTACAAACACAATAAGAATTGGAACAGCTGGCGGGCATGCCACTCTGGGACTTGATGGCTCTGATTCCTCATGGGCTGCTGATTCTGATGCAAGACTTAAAAAAGATGTTGCAACATCTACAGCAGGTTTAGAGTTTATTAAAGATTTACGCCCTGTTACATTTAAATGGCAACTTAAAAATGCTGTTGAAAGCAACCTGCCTCAATATGATGCGGATTCTTCAGAACCTATATATGGAGAGGGTAATACTCATCATGGATTTATAGCCCAAGAAGTTAAAACAGTTATTGACTCTCATTCAGATGTTGTTAATGGTCACAATGTCTGGCACGAAGACCCCGATGGAACTCAACAGGTAGCACCGGGGGCATTAGTGCCAATGCTAGTGAAAGCAATACAAGAACAAAACATTTTAATTGAAGCATTAACTGCAAGAATTATAATCTTAGAAGGATAGACACTCATGGCAATTACATACACTTGGACTGTTAAAGACATGTCCGTTTTACAGTCACCATCCGAAAACTTTGTTGTAAGCGCACATTGGTTGTGCAGCGGCACCGACGGCACCCGCACTGCTGAGATAGATGGATTTGTTAAATTTACCGAAGTAAGTAGCGCTACTTTTGTAGCTTACGCTAGTTTAACACAATCTGCTGTTTTAGGATGGGTTAATGTTGAACTCGGTACAAACGGAATAACTAGTGCACAATCATGTGTGGAAGGACAAATTAATTCTATGATCACACCTCCCGTATCACCTACAAGCGCTGCGGTTCCATGGTAAATAAATACAATGACTGCTAGATCACCTCTATGGTTTAATAGTGGAAATCTTCAAGAGATGACTGCTGGTGAAATTGTTGAATGGCAAGCTGCAGCAATTTTTGTTTACGCCAGTGGACCAACTGCTGTACTTACAGTTAGTAGTAGTTCGGCGGGTGATCTTGCTGCTATGTCTGATACGAGAAAGAAAGCTGGTGCCACATCACAAGCCAATGATGCTTATGTTGCTGAAAGTTCTACTGCTGAACCGGGAACAGTAACAGTTTCATATGACAGGGTTGATAATACGTATACTACAAGTGGGGTTGGCCAAACTGCTGATAATGGAATAACTATGCCAGTTTATTATGATGGTAGTGGGTCGATTGTTGCAATGAATCTTGCAGATTTTAAAGATACTTTTGTTGAACCTGCGATTGATCTAATGATAGCAAGCTCAGAATCAAACAATACGGGTGGAACTTATACTGTTACTACATCTTCATCAGCAGCATCAGGATATACTAATGTATCTACTACCGCAATATTCACTGATACACGCGCAGACGTGGGTGCGTATAGTTCTGCTGGTATTCCAGAGACACTTGATCAACCAACAACAATAACGAATTACTTTCTTCACAGAAGGGATGGTGCAGATAGCACTCCATCAAGAAACCTTTTACTTATCGATGGTGACGCCAACCTGATAGAAGGTGCCACTGCCACTATGAAAAGTCTCATAGGAAATTGGATACGTTTTGATACTGCTAATACTAGTGGCCAAAAAATTGTATACACAATGGCAACGTCTGGTGGTGCCACAAGAGGAACTGCTATAGTTGATACTCGTCTTAATGGTAATGGTAATTATACAAGGAGACAAGTTGGTGATGATTATCGTTCACAGGAATTTCCAGATGGTTCAGCAGCAACAATAACAACCTATAATCTTAGAATTGCTAAAGGTGGTTAATATGTATATAGAGAGTGGGAGATATTAATGTCATATTCATGGTCAGATAAAATTACAGATTATTATTACAGCAATCCAGAACTGGATACTGTTGCAGTTTTGTGGACGAACCCAGATGATGGTCTTGTTAGAGAACATTACATTTTGGTAGATGAAGCAGATGAGCAGTGGAGAGATTTTGCAAAAGAAGTTTCTTATGAGGATATAGATAAACGTACTCAGGTTCGTCATGAAGAGTTTCGTGAGGAATTTAGGGAAGCTTTTAATGATTATGCTCAAAGAAATAATATTGAATCTGATCATGGCGTAAATCAAAATGATAGTTTGAATATTATTTTTGAATTTAATTCAGAAAATAATGATCATAAAGATACTCTTTTTAAATTAAAATTAAAAATGTTTGAACAAGAAGTTGTGAAGAAAAGCAAAAAAAGAACATCAAAAACTGATATTCGTAAAGCAGAAACTCCACTGGAGGCTATTAAAGCATACGCATCATTTTTCTAAAAGAGGATTTATATTATGAATATATTATGTGTTAATTGGGGCGATAAGTATGGTAAAGAATACGTTGAGAAACTGAAACAACAATGCGAAGAGAACTGTTCAGTTCCTTTTAATTTTTATTGTTTAACAGATAAACCGACAGAAGATTATGACCGGCAACTTCCCACAACTTGGGACTCCTATGAAAATGGAAAGTTTTGGGCATATAGAAAATTTTATATGTTTAATGAAAGCCAACTCGGCATCACAGGTAAAAACTTTTTATACCTTGACCTTGATGTAATTATTCACCAAGACTTAAAATATTTCTTTGAATTACCTATGGATAATCCTTGGATTGTTCATGGGTGGTGGAATGATATTGAAGTATGTAAAAAAAACTTCGCAAGGTTTAAATCTACACCAATAAACTCATCCATCATTCGGTGGAATAGTAATCAATTAATAGAAGTATATAATCATATTGAAAAAAATATAGACACTATATTTTTCACATATCCAACTATAGATAATTATCTAAACCATTTCTTCTATGATATGTATGGAGATAAATCTTTCTTTAATGTTTTTCCTATTGGAGATATTTATTCTTGGTATAAAGGAAACGTATTTCCTGACGATATTGAATCTAAAAAATTACGTAAAGAATGCAAAGTTTGTCTGTTTAATAATAGTGGAGAAACTAATGATGTTGAAGAGTTAAAATCTTTATGGAATATTTAAAATATACACCTGAGTTAGCTAACGATTGGAAAAACGCATTATCAAATTCAGAATCATATTTGTTCAAACGAGCAATGGATTCTATGAATCAATCTCAATTAGAAAGTAAGTTGTGGATAATCCAAGAATTAATTAAGTTAGAAATTAAACCAAAAAGAGTTGCAATACTTGCTGGGTGGTTTGCACAATATATCGTTCCTCTTTTGTATGATAATTTTGAATCTGTAGAGTGGGTAGAAAACTTTGAAATTGATCAGAATGTTAAACAACTAAGTTATAAATTTAATAAAAGATATAAAGAAGAAGAAAAATATAAAATACGAATTAGAAATGTTATGTTTGATAAAATACATAAAATACAATACGGTGAAGATACGATAATCAATTGTTCATGTGAGCATATGTATCCAATGTGGAAATTTAGAAAAATAAATGAATCGATTTTAAAAAATCCTCTATATATATTACAATCATCCAATGACAGACAATATGATGATCATATTAATTGTGTGGATAGTGTTGATGAATTAACTGATCAAGCCAATATGGTTGATGTAATGTATAGCGGCGAAAAACAATTATCTAATGGTATGACAAGATACATGGTTATTGGAAGATGAATCCAATAGAATGGTGTAGGAAAAATGATATTTGGTATCTAAAAATAGATTTAGAAATACCAGAGGTAATCATTAAAGAAGCCCAAACAGTATATGATGAAGGATTTTTTGTAGAGCATAGACTACAAGATGGTGGTGAATGGTTTTCTTCTTCAATACATGGATTTGTTCATGAGAATGAAATTGATACGTCTTTGGGTTGGCGCAATACTATGAATCCAACTGGTCATGATTATACCGAAGATACAGTGAAGTGGGGATGGACTGAAGTTGCTGAAGTTGCGCCAGAGATGAAGAGGTGGTTGGAATACTTTCCACATAAACATTACAGGCGTTGTCGGTTCATGTTAATAAAGCCCGGTGGAAGTATTAATGCTCATCATGATGCTACAGATGCGAGAATAAATGAAGGTAGACAAAGAAATATATCTGCTGCTATTAATTTATCAATCTATCAACCAGAAAATTGTTATCTGAGAAGAGTAGATACAAAGGAAGAATTGCCCTTTGATAACTGCACTGGATTTTGGTTTGATAATGGAGTCACTCATGAAGCACTAAATAGTTCATCTGAAAATCGTTTTCATTTTATTGTTCATGGTGGATCAAATAAGGAAAGAATTGAATTGATGAAACGGTCTATGGTCAAACAGTTTGGTAAGGACGTATTAAGGGAATTGGATTAATGAAAAGCTTTGAAGATTTCAAAAGTCTTTGGAAATTAAAAACTAAAAATATAAAGATTAAGAAACCTGATTTTTTATTTTTGGTAGTGTATCCTGATAAACTTGAATGGGATTTTGGTATAGAGAAACAAACACAAACAACAACTCTCATGGTATCTGGTGGTTTAACTGGATCGGGATCAGGACATGATGTTCAGTTCTGTTATAGAAGCGAAGTTAATGATTTATTGAAAAACTGCACTCATACACATGCAATGATTGTATCTGTTGGTATGGTTTTTGATATGATAATATCATCTATATCAACTGATAAAAAGTGGAGAAAAAATTTTTCTGAATCAGGAAAAAAAGTAATACCAAATCAAGTAACTACTATCACAGATTTTTTTGATTTTGTTGAATCAGAAGAATACTGCAAGGGTCATATTATGGCTCATCCTAATAAACCAGCTTATCTACATCACCAACATATAAATTTAAATATAAATATGTGGAAATCTATTGGTTGTCCACGACTAAATGAAAAATGGGATGATTATGAACGTAGTATAGAAAACTATCATGATGATTATACACCTCAGTGGATTAAACCAAAAGGTCGGCCGCTGATTATTAATTTTAACCATAGTGAGAGAACTCGAAAATCATTTTCATATTATAAAACTAGGTATAATGAAGAATGGAAAGACCTAGATAATGTAGATCATAAAGATTTTTATTTTAGTCGTTTCATGACTCGTATTCATTCAGTTTTCTATCTTTTCAACACAGAATCTTTTCATAAAATTCCGACAGAAAATTTTGATATTATATTCTCACCAACTGCTGGTTATAATACTGAATTACTTGTTGAAAAGTTGAACTTTAATGGCGAAGTAATTTTCTATGACTACACTCAGAAAAATATTGATACGAAAAAAACTATTGTTGAAATGAATATGTCTTTAGACGAACTTTATGCATATACAGAAATACAACGAAAGAAAAAAATAGATATAGTTGATAATTCTAAAAATGCGGCCGTGATTGAAAGAATAAGCTCTATGGGAAGTCATGAAAATCTTAGAAAACTTCAAGAGAAAATGCTAAATGAACAAGATATAGAGTATTGGTTAATGAATATTATAACACCAGACTATAACAAACTTTCTGAAAAAATCAAGGGTAAAAATGTTTTCTTTGACACAAGTAATATATTTAGTTATCATATGTCACATGCATACTACACTTTAGAAGAATTAGTAAATTCATATAATAAACTACATCAAGTTTTAATTAACTCTGCAAATATTTGTTGGTTTCAAGGAACTCAGCCAACCAAACAATGGGATAGAAGATGGATATGTTCTTAGACCTTGAGATTATAAAAAATGAATTAATGGTTTTACCACAAAATAAATCTTTTTGTCTGCAAGGAGTTGAAGAAATTGATAATGATCCATTTTTTGGTGTGGGACATATTAAACATTATAATCCATATAAAGAAACAGATTTTGTATATCCTAACTTTGATATTCCTCATATTAACTCTTTAATTAAAAAATTAAACATGTACAGAACCAGAGTGATGATATTGGAACCAAAATCTTGCTATTCAATTCATACTGATCCAACAAAAAGAATTCATATACCAGTTTATACAAATGAAAAATGTTGGATAATTGTTAACAAAGAAATTATATACCTTCCTGCTGATGGTAATTATTATGAGATTGATACTACACAGCAACATACGGCACTAAATGGATCATCAGAAAATAGAATACATATAGTTGGATTAGTAACATAAAAATATTTGCAGTTAGAATAGGTGATAAGTATGGTCCAGAATATGAAAAATATTTGGAAAATAAATTATCCAAGTATGAAATTATATGGATAAGAGAACCCTATAACCAAAAAGTAACTTTACAATGGAACAAGATGTGGGGAATGCAATTGGATATTGACGAACCAATTTGTGTGATAGACATTGATATTTTGTTGATAAATGACTATGAAAAAATATTTGAGTATCCTGTAAATCCTGGCCAATTTATTGCAATGCCAGGTTGGTGGAGAGATACAATTAAAAATAACTATGTTATTAATGGTGGATTTTTTAAATACTATCCAAAAGATTGTCGTTATATCTTTGATAAATTTATGTCAAATATACATGGTTGGCAGAGATATTATATAGACAATAAAACCACTGCCGGTCCAGTAAATGGAGAACAATATTTTGTTGAAGATTCTGTTAAAGAAAGATTAGAACTTATTACGTTACCAGAAAGTTGGTTTACACGATGGGTTGTAAATGAAGATATTAATTATGGTAAGGATATGACTAAATGGCAGATTCAAATAACAAATAAATATAGAAAAATAACAGGAAATGATTATATTTATTTGGGTGGTGAATTTCATCCTGATATAAAATTTGTTCATTTTACACACAGAAACAACAAGCCACATGAATGGGAAGATTATAAAAATCATGCATAATTCTGTAGAGAATATAACATGGGAAGAAATTAAATTTATATGGGAAAAATATTTGTGGCCAAATAAAAAATCTGGAGTTAAACCATTTAATAAATGGACATGGAAATATCCGGGTAGATCTTTTGGTTCAAACTATGATATGAATGTATCTCCTGTTTTCTTTGGAATATATGAAGATGATAAACTTGTATCAGTCAACAGTTGTTATATGAGTAATGTTTGGGAAGATTCTATATATTTTAGATCTAGAGGTTTATGGACAGACCCAGAATGTCGTAGAAAGGGATATGCTTCTTTAATATTACTCGAAACTATAAAGTATGCAAAGGAAAATAATGGAACTTGGATATGGACGGTTCCTAGAAAAACTGCATTGCCTGCATATGAAAATGTAGGATTAAAACAATGGTCTAAATGGAAAAATGATTTAGAATATGGTCCAAATTGTATTGCAATAAAACAAATCTTATAAATATATAAAAAAAGGATACTTATATGGCCATACCCACAAGCAAATCAACATTTAAATCGTATTGCCTGAGAGCATTGGGTTCTGGTGTCATCGATATTAACGTATCAGATGATCAGGCAGATGATCGCATTGATGAAGCTCTTCAGTATTTTGCTCAATATCATTATGATGGCATTGAGAAAATGTATCTCAAACATCTAATTACTGAAGCAGATATTGCCCGAGGAAAAACAAATGTATCCACAATTGGAACTGATTCAGTAGATAGTACTATTACTGATACATTTCTAGAAGGTAGTAATTTTATTCCAATGCCTTCTGCTGTTGTGTCAGTGATACAGGTTTGGCCGTTTTCAGGTATAGGTGGTGGTTCTAGCATGTTTGATGTTCGTTACCAGTTGCGCCTTAATGACTTATATGACCTATCCTCTACTTCTATTGTTGAGTATCAGATGGCAATGGGTAATCTAGACCTTTTAGAACATATTCTTGTTGGTGAAAAACCAATTCGATTTAACCAACATCAAAATCGTCTTTACATTGACGGAGATTGGTCAAATGATTTTGTTGCTGGTGAAGATTATATCATTGCAGAATGTTATCGCAAAATAGACCCAGCAACATTCACAGATATTTTTGATGATATTTTCCTAAAAAGATATGCAACTGCTCTTATTAAGCAACAGTGGGGTGCAAACTTATCCAAGTTCAGTGGTATTGCTATGCTTGGTGGTGTTACTATGAATGGTGAAAGTATTTATTCACAAGCACAGGAAGAGATTAATAAGTTGGAAGAACAAATTCAACTTACGTTTGAATTGCCAGTTAATTATATGATAGGGTAATTTATGGCGGTTAATAAACATTTTCATTCGCCTGGACTTGCTGCTGCCACAGCTGACCAACCTCGTGCTTGGCAATGGCGTTCGCACTTGCAAGTGGAGAAATCTTTATATGCTGATTTAGTTGCAGAAGCTATTCATCATAGAGGACATTCTGTATTTTATCTTGATCGTACATTAGTTGCAGAAGACAATGTTTTTGGCGAAGATGCACTATCCAAATTTAATAAGCAAGCTTCCATTGAAATGTATATGGAAGATTCTTCTGGTGGTTATTCTGGCGAACTTGAATTGATGAATAAATTTGGTTTGCAGAACCTTAGTGAAGCAACCTTCGTTGTAAGTAAGAAAAAGTTTCAAGAAAAAACAAAACAAATAGAAATAGAAACGGCAACAGACTTAACATCGTCTGGTTCTATCCAATTAGAATCTGGTACAATTGCAATTTCTAGTAGTGAAGTATTTTATATTTCAAATGAAACTGATGCAACAGATTTGGATAGGCCATTAGAGGGTGATGTAATTTATCATCCAACTTTAAAGAAATTGTTTGAGATTAATTTTGTTGACCACGACGATCCTTTTCATCAATTAGACAGCAATCCAGTATACAAAATGCGTTGTCGTACATTTGATTATAGTTCTGAAGTGTTGGATACAGGTATTAGTGAAATTGATGCAATTGAAGATGCGCTTTCGACTTCAAGTTCTGAATACCAGATTCGTCTTGAAAGTGAATTTACAGTAACAGTTATAACATCAGATAATATATCTCTTACATCAGATACAACTAATGTCACAGCAGATGCAACAGTAGCTGACATAGAGTCTTTGAATGTAATTAGTGGTAGTATACTACTTGAAACTGGTAGTAATCAATATATTATAACTGAAGAATATTATATTGGTGATTATGTGAATGACAAAACTGCACAAAATGAATTGTTTGATAAATTAGATGATGCAGTCTTAGATTTTTCAGAATCTAATCCATTTGGTGATGTAGGGAGTTTAAACTAATGACTACAGGTCAAATAATTACAGCTGAACAATCACTATATGCCAACTTGGTTGCAGAAGCAATTCAAATTCATGGCCATGATGTTCATTATATTGATAGAACTATTGTAGCAGAAGATAATGTTCTTGGAGAAGATACACTTTCAAAATTCAGCTCTTCTGCTAAAATTGAAATGTACGTTGAGAATGCTGAAGGTGGTTATTCCGGCGAACTTGAATTGATGAATAAATTTGGATTGCAAAATCTGAGTGATATAACCTTCGTTGTATCAAAAAATAGATTTCAAGAATTAACAAAACAAATTACAATTGAAAGTGGTACGGATACAACAGGTGGTGCTATACTTTTAGAATCTGGAACAATATCAATATCTACATTACAAGGTGAAACATATTACATTCTAAATGAAACTGATGCAACAGATTCAGATAGACCATTAGAAGGCGACTTAATTTATCACCCCATTTTGGAAAAATTGTTTATTGTTAATTTTGTTGATCATGATGCATCTTTTAATCAATTAGATAATAACCCTACATATAAATTACAATGTCGTACATTTGATTATAGTTCTGAAATGTTGGATACGGGCATTAGTGAAATTGATGCAATTGAAGACGCACTTTCAAATGCAAGTTCTGAATACCAGATTAGTCTTGAAAATGCAACAATTGTTGGACAATCATTAACTGTAGATCGAACATCTTATACTCTTGATATAACTAATGTTACTGTAGATGCTGCAACAATTAGTACAGATGATGATCCAGCATCGTTTGGTGGTAGTATACTACTTGAAACTGGTAGTGATGAATATATTATAACTGAAGACTACTATATTGGTGATTATGTAAATGACAAAACTGCGCAAAATGAATTGTTTGATAAATTAGATGATGCAGTCTTGGACTTCGCAGAATCTAATCCATTTGGTGATCCTACATGATTAATAACAATATTATTATAATAAATAACTATAGGAGAATATAGATGGCAAATCAATCACTTGGAATAGGCGGCGCAGCAGACGATGGAACTGGCGATAATCTACGTATAGCTGCTGATAAAATTAATGACAACTTCTTAGAGATTTATACTCTAATTGGAGATGCATCGTCTTTGACGAGTGGTATTAGTGCAACTGCGACAGTCGTGACTTTAACTGCGCCAACAATTACAGGTGTAGTTGCTGGAACGCAAACATCAGCAACAATTACAACTCTAACAGGAACTACTTTTAATGCTGGAACTCTTGCATTAGCTGCTGGTTCTATTACAGATAGTTCTGGTGCAATTTCTTTTGGTAATGAGAATCTAACAACAACAGGGACAATTACTGGTGATGTTACAGGCGATGTTACAGGTGATGTTACAGGTAACGCAGATACCGCAACTACACTCGCGACGGCCAGAACAATTGGTGGAACCTCATTTGATGGTAGTGCTAATATTGCGGTAGGTTTATCGGCAACTTCAACTATATTAGCAACTGCAAGAACTATTGGTGGCGTATCATTTAATGGTTCTGCTAATATTAACTTACCTGGCGTAAATTCTGCTGGTAACCAATCAACTTCTGGTCTTGCTGCAACAGCAACAGCACTTGCTACTGCTAGAACTATTGGTGGAACCTCATTTGATGGTACAGCAAATATTGCTGTAGGACTTGCTGCAGCTGCAACAGCATTAGCAACTGCTAGAACAATTGGTGGTGTATCATTTGATGGTAGTGCTAATATCAATTTGCCCGGTGTAAATGCTGCTGGTAACCAATCAACTTCTGGTCTTGCTGCAACAGCAACAGCATTAGCAACTGCTAGAACTATTGGTGGAACCTCATTTGATGGTACAGCAAATATTGCTGTAGGACTTGCTGCAACTGCTACAGCTCTTGCGACTGCAAGAACTATTGGTGGAACTAGTTTTGATGGCACTGGAAACATTGCAGTTGCTTTGGCATCTGTTGGTACTGCTGTTACAGTAGCAGATGAATCAAGTGATACAACTTGTTTTCCATTATTTGCAACTGCTGCAACAGGTGATTTGCCCCCGAAGAGTGGTTCTAATCTAACTTTTAATGCTAGTAGTGGTTTATTGACTGCAACACTATTTGCTGGTGCGTTAACAGGTAACGTAACTGGTAACGCATCTGGAACTGCTGCTACGGTTACTGGAGCAGCTCAAACAAATATTACTTCAGTAGGAACTCTTACTGCATTACAAGTAGATAATCTTAATATAAATAGTAATACATTAAGTTCAACTGCTGGTACTGACTTGTTAATTACGCCACTTTCTGGACAACAGATTGTTCTTGATGGTGCTATTATCATTGATGCTGGTGTAGTTACTGGTGCAACAAGTATTACATCAACGGCTTTTGTTGGTGATATAACTGGTGATGTTACAGGTAATGCTGATACAGCAACTACACTTGCAACAGCAAGGACTATTGGTGGTACATCATTCAATGGTTCGGCAAATATTGCTGTAGGACTAGCGGCGACGGCAACCGCATTAGCTACAGCAAGAACAATTGGTGGAACATCATTTGATGGTACAGCTAATATCGCAGTTGGTCTTGCTGCAACAGCAACCGCATTAGCTACAGCAAGAACTATTGCTGGTGTAAGTTTTAACGGTACTGCAAATATTACTCTTGCTTCAACAGACTTAACAGACGTTACAGCAACTGCTGTTGAACTTAATATTTTAGATGCAAGTGCTGGTAATACTGCTGTTGCTTCTGATGTTGCATCAAGCGCAGGTGCAGTCACATCAAACAATTTTAAAATTAAACACACTCTTACGTTAGCTGCTACATTAGCTGATGATGCAGAACATGCAGATGTTGTAATTACAAGTGATAAAGTATTAGCTACATCTGTTGTGTTAGCAAATGCAAGTATAGATGTTCATGTAGATGTTCATACAGTAGTAGCTGGGTCATTTAAAGTTCGTATTACTAATAAATCTGGTGCTACATTAGCAGACGACTCTACTATGATTTTGAATTATAGAATAGTATAGGAGAATTTAAATGGCAAATAAATTAGTTGGAATAGGCAACGCAGCAGACGATGGAACTGGAGATACTTTAAGAGTATCTTTCGATAAAATTAATGACAACTTCTTAGAGATTTATACTCTAATTGGAGATGAATCGTCTTTGACGAGTGGTATTAGTGCAACTGCGACATCAGTAACTTTAACTGCGCCAACAATTACAGGTGTAGTTGCTGGAACGCAAACATCTGCTACTATTACAACTTTAACAGGAACTACGTTTAATGCTGGAACTCTTGCATTAGCTGCTGGTTCTATTACAGATAGTTCTGGAACCATTAATTTCGGTAATGATAATCTAACAACAACAGGAAATATTAGTGGTAATGTTACAGGTAACGCAGATACCGCAACAGCACTTGCGACTGCGAGAAATATTGGTGGAACCTCATTTGATGGTAGTGCTAACATTGCTGTAGGACTTGCTACAACTGCCACAACTCTTGCAACTGCTAGAACTATTGGCGGTGTTTCGTTTGACGGTAGTGC